GTACTCAGCGTACTGGTTCATCTGTGCAAGACTAAACTCCTTGCGCTTCAAACCCTTAGACCACTTTGTATCGTCGCCCTTTACACCGATGCTGTAACGCTCAGTCAGTTTAGCTAGTGACCCACCTGCCTCCACACCATGTATAGCACGAGCCATGCACAGCGTATCGAGCCACACCTTAGCCTTCACCTTAAACAACCACGACAAGATAGCCCCATCGAACTGCATGTTGTGTGCCAGTACAAACGAGTTAGCCCAATCGAACTGCTCAAGCCATGCCTTAGTCTGCTCGAAGTCCCCAGTAAACCAACGGGTCTTCTCATCGTTGACCTTAACAGCAACGCCCACTACCTCGAACCTATCGTCACGCACATACTCTTCAGTCGTCATCTTAGTAAGCGAGAACTCTGTACTGAAGTATGTTTCAAAATCTACAGTGATGATGTTCAATTTAAATTCCCTTCTTTAATAATTCTTTGCCGTAATCCGAAAGGGGTATACCCAACCCATTCGCCATAGATACTTGTGTTGGAGTTAAAGATATAGTTTTAAACGCCCTTGCATCTATCCACCCAGTAGCATACCTATCAGACGCTTTGTATTTCATAGTGGGTTTGTCCTCATTCTCATCTTCCATCAGTGTCTTTAAAACTTCTTCAGAGAATCGGTCTATGAGAATCTCTCGCAGCTTAGCGCTGTATGCCTTCTGCTCCTCTTCGGTGAACATAGGCCAATCACTTTCTACTAAGTGCCTCCACTTGTGCTTGTCCACAAACTCCTCGGGGTTCGTTTCCATCCTTGCTAGTATCAGCTTCATTCCGTTGTTCATGCTCTTCTGCCTCTCTTAGTCTATTGCCAAACAAAGTGCGTAGTTGTTCTTCCAGTGTTGCCTTCACAGTATCCCTCCTAGGTACTCCTCAAGTGCATCGAACTTAGTGCCTTTGACTACAAATTTAACCCGCGCATCATCCTCGCTTTGCTGTAGCTTAATCAGTTTCAGATCAACCAAGTCTTTTGTAAGCCGGTAGTGAATACTCGCAGGGGATGCAACGGTCTTGCCAAACTTCAAGGTCAGGTCAGTCACCCGCACATCTCGACCCTCGTCCCACTTAGCGCTCATGACCCCAAGAATCTGGATGTCGATGTCGTCAAGACTGAACTTGTGCTTAATCGTGTCGATAGTGTTAGCCAACTGTGTGATGTTACTCATAGCTTATTCCTCAGTGATACATAATATTTATAGGGTTTGGTGTCTACATCACTCAACTCCACTAACCCGTCGTTGTACAGTTCTTTCAACAGTCTTTGCGCTGTGTAGTAACCGACCTTAATAGTTCTAGCAACTTCTTTGATAGTGCATGCAGGGCGTCCTCGCAGGTAGCGAATCACTGCCGCCCGACGCACACGCTTAGGTTCAACTGTCTTGCTCATCGCAGCGTTCAATCAATGCGGCGTACCCACAGATATCTACTACTGAGTCCCTATGGGTTGGGTCATTAGCAAGGCGAGCGCATTTCAACAGCACCATCATCACAGCAACGTCTTGTGGTTCTAGGTCTAAATCTTTCACTAACCCTCCCCCGCTCTTAGATGTTAGATACGCTTGCCACATAACAGCAATTGCCCATAAGTTCTTCGACGGATGTCCGTAAGTCTTTTCTCTGTCGCCATAGATAATCTCTTTGGCTTCGTCCAGTACCGATTTATTTTCCATGTTTGATTTCCATAATCTTTATGATTGCAGTAAGGCTAGCTACATTGTCTTCGTTAATGACTAGAGCTACGCCCCCACTTTCTTTGATTGCTGCTAAGTTCTTATCTTGTAGCGCAGTGGTCACGCCCTTACCCGCCTTGCATTCGATACCTACGAACCTACCGTTTATACAAGCCACAAGGTCAGGCACTCCAGAGCGTCCGTATCCACCCGTTACCGGAGAGAAGTAATACGCCCCCAATTCCTTTAACTGCTTAATAACTTGAGCTTTAACTTTAGCTTCTGGAGTTTGTGCCATGACTGCCTCACATGCAAGACAATGGACGGAACGGCCCTTCTACAGTGGTGTCCCAACAGCAAACACTACCGTCTATTTTGCGCTCACACTTCATAGCTGCAAATGATGGGCTAATAAATAATGTCAGACATGATGCGATAAGTAACTTCTTCATGTAGTACTCCTAGGTTTACGCTTCGGTTTAATTGCTGTGATACCTTCTTCGGGTACAGGTTCGGGTTCTGCGTACTTGGCTTCGATCATTGCATCCGATATCTTGTACGCCATGCGGGGTATTTCTTGTGCTGAGTAGTCCCCATTAGCAAGCAACCCTTGCATAGCTAACCCCGCAAACAAGTCCCGCAAGTCTTCATCATTCATTGTTTTTCCAATTTACCTTCTAGGTATTTAATGACCGCATAATGATCGAGCAACTGTACCTTCAACTCATACAGCTCTTTCTCAAGCGCTTGGATTTTGGTGTATGGGTTATTGGGTGCTTCAAACAACGGCAACTCAAGCTGTTTAGATTCTTCCTGCACTACTTGTTTTGCTTCTTTAACTGGAGCGGGCTTAACTTGCTTCTGAGCTTTGAAACCTTTGAAGTAGTACCGACATTTCTTGCGCCCTAATACACCGGCTCTATACAACTTGCTCAGTACATTCGATACTCCTCCAGCCTCTTTACCTAACAGTTCGCCAAGCTCGTTAGGTCTGCTATAAGGGTTAGCAATTACTGCGTTGATAACCGCCTTCATTAATGCTCCGCGTGGTGTTCCCATGATGATCTGCTTCCTTGGTAAGTTGTGTCCATTCGGACGGGGTTACTTCAATATAAAAAACATCTGGTAGTGCTTGGCGTCCTACGCCTTGGATGTTGGCGTCTGTGCCTGATACTTTGAGTATTGCTATCTTGGGTGCAAGTAACTTGGGTATGTAGGCAAACCATATCTGCGTAGGGTCAGAGAACTTTATACCCGCTGTACACTGCACACTGATACCGCCATATTTGTCGGCTTTATTTATTGCTACTCGTATTTTGCTTATCTCATTCACTCTTTCTCCTAGTATGATTATTCGGATTGGTATGAGTATAAGTTCTAGTACTAATGATGTCAAACGGTATCTTCGTACAGCCAATAGGTTCTGATATCAGCCTTGTACCCAACCTCGGGGATAAAGTGCTTGTCACCCATTATGCGTAGCAACGACACCTTACTGCGGTATCCCTCGGGTAGTAGGTCAAAGTCCTCGTACACTACGGGGTCAACCTTCGGGTCTTTAACCAAGTAGTACTTACCCGCATCCTCAACCACACAGTTCAAGAGCGGACTCTTTTGTTGTTTCTCCCGCCACTCACGATAAGAATCCAAAGACTCAACAGCCCTTTTGAACGCAGGGGTAGTAAAGATAACATTCTGTTTGACTAGATTGTTAAGTTCTTCGTATATTTCCCTATGCCCCATGTTCAGTGACATAGTTACACCTGAGCCTTCACTCATCCACATCTCGTGCTGTCGGTTCGCCTCCTTCTTTGTACGCAAGCCAAGCTCATACCAACTGAATGGTTTGGCTACTTCCATAGCTATACGCACAGCCTTCTTAGGGTCTACGGTTGAGCGGGTGTGGTAGTCAGAGTTGTGAACCGAAAACTTCTCGTTCTGAATTCGTTTTGAATCTATTACATACTCGTAGTCCTTACCTCGTGTGTACGATGGGGCATACCGTAACTCAAACACAGGCTTGTCCTCATCACTTACAAACCTGCTATCAAAGAACGCTAGCCGCCCAACGTCTGTGCGTGTGTGGTGCGGTACATACTTAACCAACAGGGTATCCGCTGATACCGCAGCATGTTTAACCTGAATAACTGCAAGCACCTCACGCAGTTGGGGCAGTATGTCGTCATACTTCAAACCTTCAGTTAGTTGTATCATCGTCCTCTCCCGCCGTTTCAGTAACATCTTTAGGTGATGCGTCTATCAATGCCCACCCCTTCGTCTTAGCAATCATGCGATTAGATGCGATAGCAAGTGCCTTCATTCGCGTGTCTGCTTGTTGTGCCTCAATGATTCGGGTTGCGGCGTTCAATGCTAACTTGGCGTTATCTATATCTACTGAGTTGTTAATAGCAGATGCCATGATGCGGGCTAGTAACCCAATAACATCTTCTGTAGATTCAGGTACAGCTACCTTGTTATCACCGAACCCAAGTTTATTCGTTGGGGTAGTTGAGGACATTAAGTATGTTTCCTGTGTGGTATTTGCGTTTGCGTTCATGTTTTAGCTCCGATAAAAGTTTGGTTGATTCAGTTGTTAAGATCCATGCTTCTAACTGCTTAGGGGTTAAGTTGTGCTTCTTTGATAACAGAACTTCTAACTTCTTTTTGCGATACTCTGCGGCTTCGAGTATTGATACGGGGGTATCCATACCATAACCCTTATACCCTGTTGCTCTGACCCTACCCATTTGCTCATCCACCACTAAATACCCGATAGAGTTAGCGGAATGGGGAAAGCAGCTATAAAAAGGTTTACTCAACCCATACTTATTCCGTATCTTGATTCTAAGTTCGTCTGCAAAAGCGGCAAGTGGTCTGTATTTTCGTACATAACGACAAGCGATTTCGTTCATCCATACTTCTTTCGTTCTTGGTCTGTACTTCCATCGCCTGTTGAGCGCACCTTTTAACTTGCTACCATCGACACGCTCCGCAGTGAACAACACCTCAAACAAAGGAACGTCCCAATTCCCTTTCATATTATTCTCTCCTTAGAACATATCCAGTATGGCATCCACTTTCGCCTTAACACTCTGGCGAATCTCTTGGCTTTCCTTAACAGTATCTGCATCAATGTTCACCAATGCTCGCTCTAACTTCTGTCGTGCTTCCTCCAACTTGGGATCGTTGGTGATGTTGAGCTTGGTAAGTAATCCGCATAGCTCCACCGCATTAGTAATGGTTGATGTATGGAACGGTGAACGCTTGAGCTTGTTACCCTTCTCGTCTACTGCATCATCAGAGAAGTCGAGCTTCTGGCTCATGTGTGTCAGCACATCGTGTAGTCGTTGCCATGTGTCTTGCATCGCATCATCTAACTTCTTTTTGTACAGCGACTCGTACTGCTCCTTGAGTTCGTTGAGTGCTTCTTCTTCCACATCAACTCGGAAGTCACCCGCTTCAGGCACAGGGCTAAACGAATACTTAAAGCCGAACTTGACACGCACCTTCTCAACATCAGGGTACTCGTCACGATCAAACAGACCGCCAAGCGTGAACGCAGATTTTGATACCAGTTGCGGATACTCTATGCAGAAGTCATTAACAGCTTGCGTAAATTGATTCTCAAAGTTGTTAAGAGTTTGCTTGTAATCAAAAAAGCTTTTCATTGGCAACAGGCGTGCGCCCTTGTCCGTCCAAGGCAATGTGTTCTCATAGTGCCATGTCCGTGCCGCACTTGCTATCTTCTGAATACGCTCGAGCTTGTCCGAACCTGCTAACAAGTTCTTGTGGTAGTTACCACCACGAGCATGAGTACCCTTGGCGTTATCTACTTCCTCGGATACTTTCTTGTCCATCTTGCGAGCTGTCCACAGGGGGATGTTTAACTCGACTAACATTGCGTTGCTTCCGATCATGATTACTCTCCTTGTTTAGAAATAATGTCAGACATTATTTTTTTGCACATAAAATCAATCGCACCTGATACAGTGAACGCTGTACCGGCATCCGTTAAACCTAGTTGCTTCTCGATATGTTTCTTAGCGGCTAAGAAATTATCTTTCGTTTCTTGCCGCACCATCAGTGCGGCGTATCCATCATTGCGTGCCATTTTTAATCTCCGATATAAACAGAAACACCACAGTCAGCAGTGATGCGCTTAGTTGTAATACCCCAGAACACAGGGTGTGCCCACTCACCCCACGAGCCTACATAACCATCAGTCAACATGATGACGCACTCAGGCTTTAACTTCTTACCTTTTATATACGCAGGTACACAGCGTGGGTCAGTGCCACCACCACCCGCAGGTTTAGTCGAGGACATGATCGCTTCGTAGTCACCTCGGTTGTATGTCTCGTGTGCGGCAACCTTAGTGTCCCAATACACAAGCTCGATAGACTCAGGCTGTACATGGTTACAGATACTTAACAACTCACCTAAGAACTGACCGATCTCAGCCTGACCGATAGACCCTGATGTGTCGATACCTACCACGATGCTACCCACAGCCTCACCGATAGCGGAGGGCATATAGATATCCTGATCCACCCACCTACGGTTGGGTCGGCGCCAAGTGCTGTTGTCCTTGTCTGCACAGATACTATTGACAAAGTCACGCAACACCTCACGCCAGTTGATCTTAGCTTCCATTGCTTCAGTCAACTCACGAGGCATACCACCCTTCATCTTACCGGCGAGGATCGCACCTTGCCTTAACGCTTGGTCAATTTCTCTAGCAAGTTCTTGCTTGTCTGCTTCTGACATCTCATCTGCGGCGTCCCAGTCATGCTCGTCAAAGCCCGTTGATTCTTCTTCGCACGGAGTGTCACCACCATTGCTTTTTCCACGCTTCTTCTCCTGCTCTTCTTTTAGTTTGCGATATACCTCACCTGCATCCATGCCACGATACTGCTCGTCATAGCACCCACCCTCGGGCAACTTAACTTCTTTGCCATCTGTGTCGCTGTCCACGATCATCAGGTTAATTACATAGTCACACGCCATGTTAGCGATCCGTGGATTCTCCTTGTATAAGTGCTTCCATACGGTTGTGTGACGAAAGGCTTTATGTAAGTTCTCGTGCAAGATCAAGCCCTTCAACTCACGCTCATCTAACTTGTCTACGAACTTGCGCCCATAGTATGTGTTGCGCCCATCCGTACCGGCAGTGGGTATGTCATCGTTTACCTCGGTCTTACCAAGCATAAAGATACCGGAGTACATGCAGTACTTGGGGTTATTCATCAACGCAACATGGGACTTCTGTACACGCTGTTCTGCTGTCAATTTGGTAGTCATTGTTACTCTCCTTGTTTAACCTATGTGTATTGATCTAGCTACGGATAATCTGTAATCACTATCGCCGTGGTACTCCGTTGTTAAGTCCGCAATTTCTTCCCCAATGCGGACATGCTCACAACCACCGACCGCATCATCACCACAAAACAACTCTCTAAACTTGTTAAAGGCGGACTCTATAACTTCAACATCGTGATCCTCGGAGTACCACTTAACATCTTCAGCTCGAAATATGTATGTGCCTCGAGCCTCATCAATCAGCCAGTACTCATCAACATCCCAAGTATCAAGGGGTAGGTTCTCTTTCAACCACAGAGTTACCACTCCCTTGTGTTCTTCGGATGCCGGATAGAACGCAAACGCTACATCGCTTCTGTAACCCATAATTACTCTCCAAAAATAATGTCAGACATTATTAGAACAACCACTGATTAGTTGTCGCCCACGATACAAAGTCTTTGTTAGATACAGCCATAGCTTGCTTGGTCGAGGACTTCACCACACTGCGAGCGAACAACGCCTGCAACTCTTTCTCCAGACGCTCGGCATACCGCAACCACTTACCCATAGTGTCCTTCTCGACACGACTGATAGCAGAGAACACGAGAATACATTTAGCCACCGCATCGTCAGGAACTTTCGCAGTATCAGGACTCTGCATGATCGCATCCCATGTAGGTAACTTGTCCACCACTGTGAAGAACGCTTGCATATCACGAGCCGCTGACTCACCGATTGTCCCCGCCAGTGCAGAGATAGTTACCGATTCACCCAACATCGGACGCTTCTTAGCAATGTGTGACGCCTTCTCCAAGCTACGGGGTGTAACGAAAGCCGCTTGACCCGCACGAGTGGGGTTGAAGATGTAGGGGTTGTCTGACTGAGCCTTGTCGGTGTAACTCTCAAGTGCTTGTGGAAACTGCTTCACCCAAGCGATGACCTCCGGAGCGATGCCATTATCCAAAGCCCAAGCACCCCAAGAATCAGAGTCAACTGAGCCATCGCCATTAAAGCCAGCGTGAGGCTTGCGTACAGTAACAAAGCAGACTCGGTTTCGAGCATGAGCTTCAAGGCTATCACCCACGCCATCAGTAGATAGGTTGGTAGTGCCGAACACAATAGAGCCTTCAGGTAACTGCACATCACCGATACGCTTCTCAAGCATGAGTGTGAGCAACACATTCTTCACCGCTTTCATAGCTTTGCCGATCTCGTCAAGCATAACGATCACAGGCTTGTTGGATTGAAATTTAAATCGTGCGTTTGGTGCAAACTTGGTGACCTTCAACGACCCGTCCGCTGATGCCAGTTCCGTATAAGGAAGCGCAAAGTCACCTAGGTCTAGCAGGGTGCAGTCGATATAAGCAATCTCATAATCAGGGAAACGCTTTGCCACAGTCTTGAGCATTGCCGACTTACCGATGCCGGGTTCGCCTTGACCGATGATTGTTACTTGGTCGCCTACGGTAGCGATAGCGTTTGCAAACTCGTTAAGAGAAAGGGAAGAACCGAAATTGATTGAAGCCATGTTTACTACTCCTTGAATAAAAAATAATGTCAGACATTATTGGCTGACAAGAACACTCTTATATAGTTATTACTTCTATTACTATTATAACTCTTATACATACTTGAGTCAATCATGTGCTAGTCACAACCTTGATGCAGTTATCGACAGGCTTAGTGACAACCTGCTGTACTTCTTGGGTTGTGTCGTTACATCTAATCACTACCTTATCCATCACCCGCACCGCTTGCGCTACGCTTAACTCTCTACCACCATCGGATGTTTGGTTTCTGCTAGTCATAGCCATCATCACTAATAGCTTGGGGTACATCTCCATGCACTTGCCATCATCGGTCTCGGACATATACCCGTAGATCTTGTCCATCACAACCTGATTGAAGCTGAAGCTGTACATTTCGGACACAGAATACTTCTCGTTGTCGAGGGTCAGGTACGAGTGCCAAAAGGAATAGTTCATTCCTGCACCCTTGTCGGGGTTTGTTATGTGTGCATCTAGCAACTGCTTAGACACGACACCCTCGGACATACTGAGTATTGCTGTCACATAATCTTTAAACTTCTGTATGGGCGCACGAGCCACCTTGAGCTTGACTGGATCCGCCATCTTTCTAACTACCGTGGTAGGTTTCTCAAGGCGATAGTGCTCGTAGTTGGGGTTTGTTGTGTCCCACTTCACCAGTACAGGGCTGTCTAGCACAGCGCAGAACTTTTCTGTGCCTACATCACGCATCAGCCATAGCAGACCGAACTTCTTAATTACATTGATACCTCGCACGAGAGAACTCGCAAACTCTGAGGTTAAGTTAGAGTGCCACCCACCTGAGTTATATATCAGGTCACCGTTAGGCATTGCAAGAAACACAACGGTCGAGTGCAGTTGCGCACCATACGCTACCTGTCCATCATCCTGCACCTTACAGATCACCTGCTCTTGGTCACGCCTACGATCACCGATAGGACGCACCTCTATTGCTCTGCCACGAATGGGCTTGACGCTGTTGTATAACTCCTTGAACTGCTCATAGACTCTGATACTCATGATTACTCTCCTTGGATTTAAATTAAAGTACTAAGCACAACCAAAAGAACACGACTAGGCAGACAACGCCCACCGTCCACAGAATAATGTCAGACATTATTTTCATTTCCTTTCTCCTTGAGTTCTGATGTAGGCTTCCAACCGAACTTGCGCCATGTGCGGGTCACATCTGTACTGGCAGAATTAAAATAAACAAAACTCGGGTCGTCCGTGAGTGGGCATGGTAGGCGTGGTGCATCTTGTAGTTCGTAGTTCATTTCACTTCTCCTTGGTGTTCTAATTCGATCAGGTCATACACTTCTACATAGGTCGCATCGACTTTAGCTTCATCGAACAATACCCAAGCGTTCTCCTTAGCTTGTTCATAGTCCTCGGCTTTTACCTCAACGGTCTGGTACTGCGAACGCAGTAATATGCACTTGAACTTCTTCATTTCACTTCTCCTCAAAGTTAAACTCACGCACCCATAGGAAGCGGGTGGTGAGTGGTAAGTACTGCCTTAACT